TGACCTTGATCATTTTGCCGTTACCGCTACTCTTAATGGGGTGGCGGTAAAGGTGATTTTTGATAATACTTTTGCCGCTTTTGAACTAGGGGCAGAAGGGCGATCTATTACGGCTTTCGGTAAATCTAGTGATTTGATTAATTGTTCCCACGGAGACGGAATTGAGGTAAACGGTATTGATTATGTAGTGGTAGGCGTGCAACCCCAGGGCGACGGCGCTTTTACTTTATTGATTTTAAAGCAGTAATGAAAACTCTAGAAATACTGACAAAAATCGGCGAAAGACTGGCAGAGATTACTATCGCTAACGGATATTCTACCGATTTGGGTGAAGTAGTTACTTATTTTGAGGATATTGATTCTGAGTACAACAAAGAAGGATTTAATTACCGTGATGTTGATAGCGAGTTTTTTGCGCTTAAAAATAACTATCACGAGGCTGTGATGCCAGTGGAAATAGACGCAATCCTTTTTGGTGAAAATGTTCTTGAGCTAGGGTGCCGAGCGACCAGTGATATTTTAAGGGCGATTGCAATTGATCCCACTTGGTCTGGGTGTGCGATCGATACCGTTCTCAGGGAAAGATTCAAAGCTGTAGAAACAAAAGGCAGAAAAGCAATAAAAGTGGGGGTAACGATTGATATTGTCTATCGTTTTCCAAAATGGTTTATTTAGCCAAGTTTGAAAGTAAAATATAAAAAATTCTCCGTGGGGAATTCCCCAGTGATACTAATGGCTGTAGATAGCAGATATTTTATTGGGCAAGGCGAAGTTTACGCAGGCGTGCGAAGCTGTGCCGGAGTCGTAACAAATGGGCTTCGGTATCTAGGCAATTGCCCAGAACTGCGAATAATGCACAATATAGATTACATTACTCACAACGAAAGCACGACAGGGCAAAGGAATAAAGATTTAGAGCTACCGCGAACAAAAGAAGTTATGGCGCAAATCACAATGGAGTCGTGGGATTTAGATAATTTAGCTTTGCTTCTTTTTGGCACGGCTAATAAAATTACAGGGGCGACAGTTACTAACGAAACCGTGCGTTGTCCAAGTGCTAAAGGTTCGTGGGTTCCGTTGGCAAATATTAATTTAACCAGTTTTACAAGTTTAGGAATCTTAGTTAGGAACACGGATTATACCGTAGATTTAAAAGCTGGCATGATCTATTTTACGCCCACTGGAGCAGCGACGATTAATACTGATTATGCGGCTTCTTATACTTTTGGTAATAGCGAAAAAATAATTGCTTTAAATCAAAATCCACAAGAGTATTGGCTTCGGTTTGCAGGATTAAATACAGCAGAAAATAATACGCCAGTAGTAATCGACGCTTTTCGAGTCAAGTTTCGAGCGACCGAAGAGCTGCAATTAATAACTCAAGAGGTGACACCAATGCAGGTGCAAGCCGCAGTTTTATTTGATTCGGCTCAGGCCGATGGACCTTTTTACCGAGTTCGTCAATCTGAGGTGGTGCCTTGTGTTTAATGATGCAGATCGGCGACGGGCAACGCGAGAATTTTTTAGCTCTCAAATCAAAGATTTGAAAGCGGCTGATCGTGCGGTTTTGCGGGCAACTGCCAGAGCATTACAAAGAGAAATTCGCGGGCAATTACGAAAATTCAAGCGCGGACCGACGGGGACGGGAGGCTTTCAAAAAGCCGTTAAGGTTTACGATTTGCCGCCCTCTGGCTCGCTTCCTTTGGCCAGTTTTGTTCGGCTAGGGGTGCCTTTTATGGATGCTTTTGAAGAGGGCAAAAATATCACGGGAAATCCCACCTTGATTATTCTGCTTAACACGGGTGCGGCGGCGGGTTTTAAGCGAATAACTAAAGGTAATTCTTGGTCTAAGGTTTGGGAGCAAATCAAGGGTCGTGTGCGGCTTTTCCCTGTCGCTACGGGAACGATTATTGCTGTAGAGATAAATGGGCAAAATGTGCCAATTTACAAAATCCAAAAAGCTGTCACCGTTCCTAAAAAAATATCCTTTTTTGAAACGGCGGAAAAATTGAGTGCGGGAATGGCTGATGAAGTCCTAAAATTACTAGAAGGGGGCGTGGTATGATTAGCTTGCTTTTATCTATTTCAGTTGTTACCACCTTGCCTAATTTGCCTGCCAATTCGCATACTCCTGTTTATGTCAGTTCACCTGTTAAAAAAGAGTTTAATTTGGGCGAATTTTTAGAAGCAAACTGGTTTATTATTGCGACCTTGATTGCTGTTTTAGCGCAGTTGCACATGAGTGTTCAGGAGATTAAGCAGGAATTTAAATTTGTTAAAAATAAACTAGAAGAAATCCAACAGACAACAAGAAACTTTGCCTCTAAAAAAGATTTAGAAGATATAGTCAAAAGGCAAAGATTTCTTGTTTATACAATTGATAGATTGGTAGATTTTATTAATGATAAATCAAAGCTATCAAAAGAAGTTTTTCTCATGAAACACGATCCCGACAATTACCTAAAACACAATTTCGACAATCACCAAGACTAAGAGGTTAAATATGTCACCAGATCAAGAATTGCAAGTATTATTTCCTGCCATAGAAATCAATGGGATTACTGTCAAACCTTTTAAGTTTAAAGATTTTCGATCGGTTTTAGGTATTGCTAAGAAATATATCGAAATATTTAGCACCCTCAAAGATTCGACCGCCGTAATCATGACAATGCTTGATCGAGGGGAAGATGCTTTAGATGATTTGGCTAAATTGGCTAATTTAGCTACTGGATTAAGCCTAGAAGAAATTGGCGAGCTAGAAGGTGATAAAGCGATGGATTTGTTTATTGCGGTTTTTGAGATAAATTCCGATTTTTTTATTCAGAAACTGACCGAGGGAGCCGAAAAAATAGCGGCAAGACTAGCACCGAAGGGTGGGCTATCCAAATCACCAGACTCCTTTGCGCCGGACACCGACTCTCGGACATTGGAGAATACAGCAAAGCCCAGATAAAATTATTTTTGGATGCGGCTAATTATCTGGAAGCTGAGGAAAGAAAAGCTAATATTGTCGATGGGGCTTTAAGTTTTAGGAGTGACAATCAAAATATCAAAAAAGCGATTAAAGATTTATCTACTGATAATTGATAACTGATAATGGCAACTCGCACTTTAGGGATTAAGTACACTTCTGAGGGATTGGCGGCGGTAACGGGCGCTTTGCAGAAGGTTTCCTTCGCTTTTGATGAGGCATTATTAAAGGCACAGGATACGGTAGAGGAAGCGATTAAAGCCTCTCAAGAGGCTCTAAAAGTTGGGGATGCAGACGCTTTTGCCGAAGCGGAAAAGAAGAAGGCTTTAGCCGCCAAACAGACGGCTAATTTAGTCAAGAATGCCTATCGAGAATTGGGGGTGCAAAGCGAGGCGGATATCAAATCGCTTAAAGAGCAGGCAGTTTCGGCATTTGAGGCGATTAAAAATAGCGGGGTAGCCAGCGCTCGGGATATTGCCGATGCTCAAAAGCAGTTGGACCGGCGACTAGAGCAGTTAAACGCCCAGCTTAAGGACAGTTCCAATCGTTGGGGGCGTGTCACCGAGTTGATTAGCGGTGCTAAATTGGCTTTCTCATCTTTTGTGGGGAATCTTGCCGCTAATACGGTTACAGGGGCTTTTAATTCGATAACTGGTTCAATAACGGCTTTTTTTGGGGGATTATCGGCAAACATCCAAAGAGCGGGGATTCAGACCGAAAATCTTAAGGCTCAATTAAAAACGATTGAAGGGAGTGCGGCTGCGGCGGAGGCTGCCTACGCTAAAATCGCCAAATTTGCCCAAACCACGCCCTACGAACTGGAGCAAGTGACGGCGGCTTATGTTTCCTTAGCTAATCGAGGAATGAAGCCTACAGAGGAACAATTGCAAGCAATTGGCGATATGGCTGCAAGCCAACAAAAGCCACTGCAGCAGTATGTAGAGGCGATTCTGGACGCAATGACTGGGGAAAATGAACGCCTAAAAGAATTTGGGATTAAGGCGGCTAAATCAGGGGATCAGGTTAGTTTTACCTTTCGGGGAATAACCAAAACCGTACAGGCAACGGAAAAATCAATATTGGATACCCTACTATCTCTATCTAAAATGGATGGAGTCATGGGAGGGATGAATGAACGGGCTAAAACTACTGAGGGCAAATTATCAAACCTAACGGATGCTTTACAGGCAGTTTATGTAAAGCTGTTTAACGCTATCATGCCGGCTCAACAGGCACTAATTGAATCAGCCACTGGGATCATTGCTCCCCTTGCCCAACAAGAGGATTTATATAAAGCAATTGGCGATCGAGCTAAAGAACTATCGGATTATTTAAAAGCCAATCCTCAAATAATTGAAGAAATTCGCAGGCAATTACAAGAGGGGATGCTGCTGGTATTTAATTCAGTTTCAGCGACGGCCAAGCAAATTCTTGATTATTTAAAAGCTAATCCAACTGCGATCGAGGATGCGGTAAAGTCAATGGGGACTTTGCTGAATATTACCAAAGAGTTGTTAAATGTATTGGGCTTTGTTCTCAAGGGGTATCAAGCGATTGGGGATACTATTCGAGTTATTGGGCAAGAATTGAATCGCATAAACGATTCAAAAAAAATTAATACTCTTGATATTTATAACGAACTTATAGCAGCAGGCGCAACTCCAGAACAAGCCTCTAAAGCAAGAAATCGAGCGGAGGATGAGATCGACAAACTCGGAATTGGAGCAAGGCTTAATCCGTACACCGAAGAAGTGCAAACAGTTTTGCGGCAAATTTTAGAAAAAGAACTAAAATTGTTGAATCCCGATTATGGACCATTGACGAGGGGAGCTTCCTTAAAGCCTTTACCCGTTCCTGTTCCCCCACGCAGTAGATCGGGTGCGTCACTCCCACCACCACCGTCAACAGGCGCTTCTACCCCTCGACAAAGCTCAGGGCAAACTCCTCCGCCACCATCTCCTAGCTCAACTACCTCTGGGTATGCAAAAGGATTTGAGCGCTTATCGGATCTAGAGAATTTTCTAAACAGTAATCCTCTTTTTGCGAATAATCCCACGGCACGGGCTGTGGCACTTGCAATTGCGGCGGGGGAAGTTGGGTCTCCATGGCTTAAAGAAACTTCTAATATAAATCTTTTTAGGGGCAGAGGTGGCACTGGTAACGCTATGCAGGGGTTTGCTCAATTCAATACTCGCTATTTTAAAAATATTGACAATCCAGTTAATTATCTTGATCTTTTGGCAAAAATGCTTACTGGACAATCTACTTTGCCCACAGGGCAAGGTAGATTAAATATCAAGGAATTAGAAAATTTAATTGCTGGTGGTCAGATTTCGACTCCGCAGCAGTTCTTGGCTTACCTACAAAAAGCGATGCCAATCGCTAACTGGGAGGGTTTGTTCGGGCCAGGCGGTCAAAGAGTTTTGCAAAGTCGCGTTTTAGATGTGCAATTAAATCGTTTAACTAATAATATTCCGAATAATCAGATTAGAAATTTTGAGGAGGGAAAAAATAGAGCGCAAAGCGTTGACCAATTGGCGAGAGAGGTTGCAAAATTAACACAATTAATAGGAGGCAACGTTTCTAAAATTGCTTTACCCCAAAACCTATTTGGTGAGATTACCCCGCCGACTGAGTTTATGGGAATGCGATTTGGTAGTTCGACTGTGGGGGCTGGTATTCCCCCAGTAAATCTTGACCTTTTCTTGGCAACTTTGACTAAAAATCAAGAGGCGATAGAAGCCGCTACGGAAGCTTTAAAATTAGGAATAGAAAGATTTACTACAGCAACGCTGCCCAGCTTTGGTGAAATCACACCACCGACTGAATTTGAGGGGTTTTCTTTTGGTAGTTCCACTGTTGGGGTTGATGCCCCAGTAACATACCCTGATCGCATAATTGAAATGGCTGAAAATGCTCGGTTAGCCATGGAGCGGTTAGATGACATGGTGGCTGTGTTCGCCGAAACCGGAACGGTGGGAGTAGAAAAATTGGCTACGGGATTTGAAAATCTGGGACAAACAGTTACCGACGTGGCCCGGTATGCTTTTGGGCAGTTTTTCCAAGACGTGCTAACTGGACAAAAATCCGTGGGCGACGCTCTACTCGATTTACTATCTTCTTTCCTGGATAATATTGCCAATATGTTTGCTTCGATCGCCACTAACAGCCTTTTTAATTGGATCGGTGGGTTGTTTGGTGGGGGTGGAGGTTTTTCTTTTGGTGGGTTATTCAATGGGGGGGGTGGGGGTGTCCCCGATATTTTTGGCGGGGGAGCTACTTTTAGCACGATAGCTTTACCCGGTTTTGCTAAGGGAGGGCGGGTTTTTGGGTCGCCTGGTATTGATAAACTGGTAGCCCGATTATCTAATGGCGAGTTTGTGATCACTGCTGATGCGGCAGAATATTGGGGGGATGATTTTTTGAATTCGGTTAATAACAAAAAATTGCCTGATTTAAATTTTAATACCTCAGCTAATCCTCAAAAAAACCAACAAAACACGACAATTATTAACAATAACGTTAGCGTCTCGACTCCTAATCTAGGCGGGTTTAAACGCAGTGAGCGGCAAATCGGACGGCAGCTTTCCGAGTATTCGTCAAGGTAAATTATGAAAACTATAGCTAATTCTTTACAATCAGTTTTAGGTTCGCAGGTGCGATCAATTACTCGCTGTCTGCTAATTACCCGTAGGGATGGGCAATCTTTTGGCTTTACGGAATTAGATCGAGATTTAACTTTTGCAGGGATAACCTTTAAATCTTTTGGGGGATTAGATCCAACAGCGATCCAGTCGGATCTAAGTTTTGAGCCTAATAATATTGAGTTTGCTTCTTTTCTGACAACAGACGGCATAAAAGCCACGGATTTAATGCTAGGGCTTTTTGATTATGCTAGAGTACGTTTTTTCATGGTAAATTATCTTGATTTGCCGACAAGTTTTACTGAGTCACCGCCTAAATTTTTAGCTTTACCTGTGCGGATTTTGGGCAAGGTAAAATTTACTGATAATAATTTTACGGCAGAATTGATGGGTTTAACTCAATTTTTAGAAGGGCGGATCGGAGATGTGACCTCTAAGACTTGCCGGTATGAGTTTGGCGATGCGCGTTGTGGGGTTAATATTTCTACTTTTGAAACTAATATTGCAGTTACTACTAATCGAGATAATTTGAGTTTTTACACTAGCTGGGGAGGAGAAAACGATCGTTTTACAGGCTCTAAAGCCACTTGGCTATTAGGGGCTAATTCGGGGGTAGAATTTACCATTATTAGGCAGTTAGGCAATACCTTTTTTTTGGCTGCGCCATTGCCTGTAAATCCTAGTAATGGCGATACTTTTTTAGTAATTCCTAATTGTCAGAAAAGTTTTGATAATTGCCACGGATTTAATAACATTCTCAATTTTGGTGGGGAGAATAAATTACCTGGATTAGATGCAATGATTTCTGGAGAAAATCAAGATGGATAAAAATTTAATTATTGAAAAAGCAAGGGAGTTTATTGATACCCCTTACGAGCATCAGGGAAGGCTTAAAGGAATTGGTATTGATTGCTGTGGATTAATTATTTGCGTAGCCCATGAATTGGGTATATCTGATTACGATATTGGCCAATACGACCGATGGGCTGACGGAGTGGATTTAATAAAAGAATTTACCTCGGAATGTATTCCGATAAACGATTGGGAGCCAGGAGATATTTTAATTTTTACAATTGGCAAAATCCCCCGTCATTGTGGGATAGTTGGAGTGGCTGACAATAATCTAACTTTAATTCATGCTTATTCTACCATAGGCAGATGCGTAGAGCATAACTTGGATAAAGTTTGGTTAGACAGAATATTTCAAGGCTTTGCTTTGAAATCAAAAGATTTATACCAAACAAATGTGTTTTCGCAATCTTGACAGTAAAACTGTAAATTAAAAGCGTGAGTGTAAGTAAGTGCATAAAATCTAGTTCCGTAGCATTTAGGGCAATGTTTGCCGGTGGGTTTATCTGCCATGAGTTTTAGTGAAGAAAGATTAGACTTAGGATACGACTACGGCACGGTGGCGACGATTACCACCAAAACCTCTATTATTGAATCTAAAAACGGCACAGAACAAAGAACGACACAATGGTATCAGCCATTGCTTCAATTTAATATTGGAGAAAGATCAGAAATTAACGATCAGCTAGATCAACTTATTGCTTTCTATCAGGCGCGTAAAGGTGCTTATCAAGGCTTTCGATTTAAAGATTGGAGTGATTATCAATTTAGCACGATAATTACTCTAAATACTAATAAGCAAGCCCAGTTATTTAAAGCTTATTTTGTGGCAGGATTCACGGTCAAGCGGCCTTTGGTCAAAATTGTACCCGGATCGATTCTGGTTTCGGTGGGGAATTCCCCAGTGACGACGGGATGGACTGTAAATTTTAACACTGGCATAATTACCTTTGATCAAGTCCAGACAGAGCCAATCCAAGTATCAGGGGAATTTGATGTACCCGTGCGATTTGCTACTGATAAAATCAATTTGAGATTTGAAGCTTTTGAGGCTTGCGAGCCAGAATCAAACCTTAAGCTTTTTAGTTTAGAAAATTTAAGTTTAACCGAAATACGAATCAATCCACTGCTTGCTCTATCTCTTGATCAGATACCCCAATCTCTTGATCATGTAATTAATTTGGGATACGATTACGGCACAATTGGCGGCATTGAGTTTGCTACTAAAATCAATCAATCAGTATCGGGACAGGAGCAAAGAATCAGCGAATGGGCTACCAGTCGGGGAAGTTGGGAGGTGGGAGCGCGAACCCTGATCAAATCTGATTTAGACTATTTAATTAGTCTATTTCGGGTGTGCCGGGGAAAAGCCGTTGGTTTTAAATATTTTGATTGGGGAACTGAAAGCCAAATAAATGTTAGGTTTGGCGAAGATGCGATCGCTTTTAGATTTGATGCCATGGAAGCGGAAAAAGTAATTTTTAATCTTTCAGGTGTCCCTTTGTATAAATTATGATCAAGATAATTTAATTAGTGTATTCTGATGAATGATAAAAATCGGTATTATATTGGGCAAGGCAAAGTTTATGCTGGCGTGCGAAGCTGTGCCGGAATGGTCACGAATGGGCTTCGCTATTTAGGCAATTGTCCAGAACTGCGAATAATGCACAATATAGATTACATTACTCACAAGGAAAGCACGACAGGGCAAAGGAATAAAGATTTAGAGCTACCGCGAACAAAAGAAGTGATGGCTCAAATCACAATGGAATCGTGGGATTTAGATAATTTAGCTTTGCTTACCACCGGCATTGCTAGTGAGATTGTCGAAACAACAGTTACTAACGAAACCGTGCGATGCCCAAGCGTTAAAGGGTCGTGGGTTCCATTAGCAAATATTAATTTAACCAGTTTTACAAGTTTAGGAATCTTAGTTAAAAACACGGATTATACCGTAGATTTAAAAGCTGGCATGATCTACTTTACCCCCACTGGAGGGGCAACAATTAATACTGATTATGCGGCTTCTTATACTTTTGATGATACAGAAAAAATAATTCCTTTTAATCAATTATTGCAGAATGAATATTTTTTGCGGTTTGCGGGATTAAATACAGTAGAAAACAATACGCCGGTAGTAATCGACGCTTTTCGAGTTAGCTTTAGGGCGACTGAGGAACTTCAATTAATAACTCAAGAGGTAACACCAATGCAGGTGCAAGCCGCAATTTTATTTGATTTGGCGCAGACTGATAGTCCTTTTTATTTAATAAAAATTGCTCCTAGCTATGGTGAAGCCTCTGAGCCTGAGCCTGATCCCGATCCTTTTGTCCCTGATGCCGATCCTTTTGTCCCTGATGCCGATCCTTTTGTCCCTGATGGTATTTACTGTCAATTTAATGTAAGCGGTTTTCGCCCTGTGGATACAATAGATGGGGAGTTTATTTATTGCCTTTTTGATTTGGCTAATTCAGGATTTGATAGATCACTTGATTAGGAGGTTAATCCTTGCGTCCAGGCGCGCATTAACAGTCTTTCAGATCCAATTAAACCAACGCACATCCAGTCAATCTGATTAGAACCGTCGGGATCAGGTTGGGTATTTCGATAAATGTTTCCGACAGGAATATTAAGAGAAGTTTTTAAAACATTCGGCACATATCCTATAGCTTTATTGGGATCGACATTATCTCTCAAATAAAATTCTGTGCTGTTGGCTCCTGGGGTGACTATTTGACAATTTACAGGATAGTTGACAATTGAATTTGGGGACAAATCTGTGGGAACTTCAAACCCTTGCAGCACATTAGTATTTTCTATTGAAACCCTAAAAGCGTTATTTCCACTAAGATTAGAAAAAAGGCGTAAAGAATAAATACTTCGAGGAAAAGCATTTCCAAAGTAAAGAGGATTACTAAGCCAGCCGATGCTTAAAAAACGATAACTACTATTATCTAAATTTGCGCCTATTCTCCTTATTTGAAAAACATTTAAGCTTCTATTATTCAAAATAGCATAAGTCACTCTTTCGGCTAATGGATCAAAGAATGAAAAAGAGCTAGTACTATTATTAACTCTATTAACAACATCAAGATCGCTATTAGTATTTGCAGAGCATATAGTGTTCCCATTGTTTTGGAATCTGGCTTTGCTAGTAGATACTGGCAAAGATAAACTTTCAAAAGAAATTGGTAAGATCAAATTAATATTATCAGCACTTAAACGAATAGCGCAGGCTTGTCCAAAAAAGCCATTAATCCAGTCAGTAAACTGCTGAGTGGTAACTCCTGCGGAATTAGGAGCATAAACCAAATTCGGTGCTCTGCCTCCAAGGTAAGAGTTACCCGCGTTGTCATTGTTGATTAAAGGTAGATTCATGGTGTTCTGTTAAATCCTGAATTGGTAAGGTCAAAAGCGCAATAAACAAAAGTGCCGTTAACGGTATCGACTGGTCTAAAGGTTGATAATTGAGCGCTGGAAAAAGCGCAATAGATAAACGTGCCGTCGGGATTAAATAAATTCATTGTATCTGGCCAGTGCAACCATTTAGGCATAATCGTAAATTAAATTAAATTTAAGGTTAGTAGCATTATTCACAGATAATACTAGTAAACTTATTGTATTGCCTAAAACAACTAGATTGTTTCCCGCCGCCGCCCCTAACCGAGTAGAGCTAACAGCTAGATTGGCTAATCCCGAAACATTAACGCCATTAATCTGAATTGATACCGACGCTGTGCCTGAGCTAGTGCCAATAATTAAATTTTTAATCACATAAGGCCGTGAGACAAAATACTCAAGAGTGTATTCTTTTACAGTAGGCTGTTCGATTTCCCCAAAAATACGATCTTCTTTATTTAGGGTAACATCTACTCGATTGCTTCCAGGATTATCGGTAGCACTCACATTTGGCCCGATAAAGTTTAGGGTAGGCCGAGCCGCAATTATCACGCCCTCATCTTGAATTGTTGGGGGATTGATTGTAACATCGACTCGATTGCTTCCAGGATTATCGGTAGCACTCACATTTGGCCCGATAAAGTTTAGGGTAGGTCGAGCGCCCACTAAATTGCCTTCATCTTGAATTGATAGCAGCGACGCATCGTTAACAATTGTAAAATCAACGGCACTAACCCCAATCCCTAACGGGGCTGTGACCCTGATTTTTCCCGTAGTGGTTCCCGTGGCTACTACGGCGGTGAGGGTGGTGTCGCTGTCCACGATAAAACTTTGAGCGGGGACATTATTAAAGCTGGCTGCCGTGGCTCCGGTGAATCCCAGTCCAGTGATTGTCACGGTGGTTCCGATCGCCCCTTGTCGGGGAGAGAAATCGTTAATCGCCACCTGAAAAGCTTTTCCCTGAAAAAGTAAAATTACTGGGGTGACATCGGACAGAGTCTGTCCGGGGGATACGGCTTTAAAGTAGAAGGTTTTTCCTATATCGCTTCTTTGAGCGGGGAGATTTAATTTGTACCCAGAGAGGAAATAAAAATTTTCGTTAGCAACGTGGGTCTGGGGAGTGCTACGAATGCCCCGGGTAAAGGGAGCGGTTAGCTGGTAGATTTTGTCAGTTCCCACGTTGCCCGTCAGGGTAGCGTTTTGGAAATCGACAATCTCAGAGCCAATAAGCGATCGATTTCTGCCTTCTAGAAATAGAGCCTCGGAAATCGAAGCGAGAGAAGCCTGGGAAGACACCCGCACATCTACCGACGTGCCATTAAAAATCGTTTGAGAAATTCCAAACAGCGATCGAGTGACAAAAGTATCAACAAAACTGTAGGTGACACCCAAATCTGTAGAAATGTACAAATTAGCATTTTTCCAATTAGCATCGCCGTCAGCAAAGGCATACAGTCCAGGGGTATCTGTGGGATAAGCCAAAGGGATATCGAGTACCCGCAAAATAGTGGGGGAAACGGTAGGGAGCGGGGTATTAGTGGGGGGTGGGGGTGTGGGGTCGGGAATTGGGGAAGGCTCAAAATCTGGCTCGTCAACTAAAGTCTGATCCCACCCGTAAACGGCTGAGTTGTAAGTCCAGGTTTTAGCCAGTACCAAGTAATTAGCCCCGATTTCTATCTGGGTAATTTGTACCTGCTTTTGTGTGCCGGCGATTTCTAGCTCTAAAATGTCCCCTGGTTCAAATTGGGCATACTTAGGGGGCAAAGATAAGGTTTGAGTTTTTGATCGCGTCCAAGCAATCCAGAGAAGCTTGTTAGCAATATTTTTGGCATCGGATTCGCTCAAAACTCCGGGATAATCGATCGTCACCCTGTTAATGTGAGTGGCTGTAGGGAAAGATACCGAGCGGGCGATGGCCTCTAAAAGATTATTGTTTTTGTCAAAATACTTGATTTCAATTTGAGTGGGAAGATCAGTCAGTTCGCGGGTTTCCTCTTGGTAAGAATTGGGGCGCTCGCCATCTTCCTCAAAAGCTCCTAATTCTGAGGCCGCTAAAAAAGTCCCAGTTGGTCTAAACTGTTTTTGAAATTTCAGAACTAAGCCGTTATCGACTAAATCAAAAAAGTAGATATTTTGCAGTTGGGTCAATTGTTCTGCGATCGTAGATTGGTTGTCTATTTGATAGCCGTCAATAGTTATGTTGTCCAGTTCGCTAGTGTCTAAGTCGGATTCTAATAAAAAGGGAGATTCTAAGCAAAGATCACTAATCACATCAGCAAGGGAAGGATCGCCATTGCGGACTAAGGCCGAGCATTGAGGATAAGCATTACCAAATTCAGCTAAGGGTAAACCCTCGCAGACTAAAATTGATCGATGCCGGTAAGGGATTGCTAAATTATTAAGCTTGACTTGTAGAAGTGAGTCAATCTGTTGATTATCGTCTCCGTGATAAATCCTGAAAGTACAGCCAGAACTTTCTAAAATTGGCTGTAATTGGCCGCTTTTCCAGACAAGCTTGCTATTAAATCGGATTTCATCAATCTGAGTGGTCTTTCCACACAAAAGATAGGCACAACTACCCCAGTAGGTATAAGTGCGCTCTGTGGTAACGGTTGTCGTTCCGCCGCCCCCTTTGCCACCCTGCTTTTGTCTGGTAACAGATTCCGAGACTCTTTCTTCTGGGGGAAAATCAGCGTAAAGAAGAATTCCCCCCACCCGACCCTGTCCCCAGACTTTTGAAATAGAATCGCCCTCGGAAGCTCTGGGCCGAGTAAAATTATCTTGCTTATTGCGCTCAACTTTATTGCGGATCACCCGGCTGGGAGCAAATAAAGCAGATAGAGCGCTTGCTCCCAAACTTACGGCTGCCCCGATCAAAACGTTGGTCATATAAAAAAAGCGGCGGAGGAAACCGCCTAATGAACCAGAAGTATTTTTACTTTATTTTCAAACTCAGGGCAAGCCGTCGATTAAGGATATCTATATTCTTAATTTCTTCAATTAAGGATATCTATATTCTTAATTTCTTCAATCCCTAATATTTCAATCCCTAATAGGGGGTAAATCGACAGCTAAACGACAAGAATTCTTGCATCCGTAACGAAAGAATCAGGGTTACAGGCTTTGGCTTGACAAGAATTTTGGTCAGTGGGGAATTCCCCATTGAGACTATCTGGGTAAATACCACTGCAAATTACTGTTTATTGAGGCTCCTTGCACAAATAAAATTAAAATACCTAAAACTTGAATAAAAATGGCTATTAAAGCAAAAATCCGAATAAAGATTGAATTATTGCGGTAAATCATCTCGATACACCGCGCTACCGCATAAAATCCAATCATTGCACCAATAATGGGAATCATTTAAAAATCTATCTCTAATTTTTCAGTAGCAATTGCAAACAATTCTTCGACTGTATAAGGAAAAAATCCAGAGGCGGCAAGAATAGCTAGGGTATCCCACTTAGGCTCGGTGTTGCCTCGTTCTAAATCGCTTATTGCCGCTTTACTTACGGATCGCCCTGTTGTTTTTTCAATTTCAATCACAAATTTATCCATAGATAAGGCTAACCCGTCTCTGTAAAATTTAAGAACTTTTCCCAGTTTTTCACGCCCTTTTTTTGTGATCACAGGAACTTTGGTTAACATAGACCTTCTCCAATTTAACTCGCTTGAACATTATCGGATTCTTGAAGATACAACATCCAAAAATGAATTTGAGCATGAATAGGCAAGGCTTTGATGATTTGAAAAGCTCTGGAAGCTAAAACATCGCTATGTCCCCGACGGTAGCGAGATAGCTCATGTTAATTCATTCCAGCTTTTTCCGCAATTTCAGCCGCTTTTAGCTTAAATTCTTTGAGGGTTATATCTAAGGCAACACGAGCATCCATTTTTTTCGTTAAACGCTATCTGCTGCTAACATAACAAAGCATTTTCTATTTAGACAATATCTACTTAGGTATATTTTTAGGGTAAGCTAAAAATGTTACCTGTTTAGATAAGTATGGATTTTAACGATTTTTCAAGGCTTTCGCTGTATGAACTTGGCAAACGAACAAACACTACAGCGACTATGTGGTGGCGGTACTTCCACGGAAAAAGCTCTATTTCCGAAAGAACTCTTAACAAAGCTTCACAAGCTCTACAAACTAGCAGTGAAGAGCTTTTGACTTTTGTGCAGCTGCGTAGAAAACAAACTTCTGGGAAAAAAATTATTTAAATGCTTGCCTACTTAGATAAGCTAGTGTATTATTCTAGAAAATACCTAAGTAGGTAAGGTAAGCTTATGACACCAGAGCAGACTAAGCAGTATCAAGCCTTCCGGAGTGCCGACACTCCGGGGATGGAGCGAGTGAAAGCGATGGATTCCTTGCAAAAACAAGGATTTATCTTAGAGCTTCCCGAAGTAGTGGAAGCCATAAACGCCGCAATTATGGAGAGAAAAGCTAATGAGCAGTGCAACTGATGTAATTCCAGTGAGCGAGAAAACTAAAAATCGGGCAGCTAAGTGGATCGCCAGCGTAAAAGCTGAAATGCTTAAGCGCAATTGTGCCAAAACTCAGAAATCTTTATACGGTATCCCTGTTGGGTCTTTTGAATTAGTACAGGTTGCCCAATTGAGAGATGGCGACACGGTTAAACTTCGATTATCCAATCGCTCCAGTAGTGTAAATAGCCGGCTATGGACGCTGGTGGCAATTAGTCCGCAGGGGATACAAGCAGATCTATTTTTGCGATGCCCAAAGTCCAGGGAATCGCCAACTGTTACCCTGCGGCTAGATCATCAAATTTTCAGGGGGGTCAGAAAATGATGGAGATTTTTTACCTGCGGATATTTTTGGCTAAATTAAGTCTTCATTATTTGCTTCAGGCTAAAACCATTCGCTTTTTGCGAAAAGGGTGCTCTAAAAGGAGAAAAAAATGAAGAAAGCTAATTACTGTAAGCCAATAACCCGCGCTGATACTGCTTTTCGCAGTGATATGCTTGCTTGGTTTTCCCAGTTAAGACCAAAAATTTGCAAGCCTTACATAGGGCGGTCTTATCAAGTGATTATTCGGGGTAAATCAAAGCTAGTTTATCCGTTTGAGCCTTGCCCTGATTGGTTTATGAATGCCTTAGCTTGCGAGGCTGGATTCAAGAGCCATGATAAAAGCTTGATTCAAAATCGGCTTTTAACTATTTATTTGTCGAAAATTGCCAAAGGAAAATAAACATGGTCGCCGCTTACCGTACTAAAAATATCTCCACTCAACCTATACAGTCTGGTGTTTTTCTGAATCCTGGTATAACTCTTGATCCTTTTGAGCCGCTCTATTTATCTGGTGAGCCAGAGTATTCCCCAGAATCTAGTCGGTTATACCAGTGGTTCCAAGAATTGGATCAAGTTGGCGGCAAGAAAGATTTTGAGGATAAATTAGACCAGCTTGTCTTCGAGATTGAGGGGACTATTTTTGGTTGGTATAAGGCGGCTTTATCTTTTTGGAAGATTAAGCTAACTAAGGCATGGGAGGCCAGCGGACGGGTTTTGGGGGAACCAGTTGATTCTTTTAGAGAATTTTGCGAAAAACACCTCGGTAAAACCGTTAGCTCGGTAAATTCTTGGATTCGCGCCGCTCGCTCAGTTTCCTTGCTGATTGCGGCGGGGTTTTCTCGATTGCCTAAAGCCGTAAGCATCGCCCTAGAACTGAGTAAATTTTCTGATGATATTGCGATCGATTTGTGGCGCGATCTAATCGAAAAATACCCAGATCATGAGATTTCTTTGCAAAAGATGAAAGAACACTTAGCCGATCCCAGTCAGCCCAAGTACAAACAGTACCGGCTACCTATTGACGCTGTAGAGATTTTGGTAGAGGCAGCTGCCGAAGCCAATATGTCCCCCACCAATTACTTGACTCAACTTGTAAAAGGAATTAAGCAAGATGATTTCCTCAATAAAATTTCTCAAGAATCTAAAGAATTTAGCCAAGGCGAAAGGGTGGAGGATACGGACTCATCACCGCAAGGGCAGCCACCTGATAATTTTGCTGATCCGCCCCCAGTCCATGACAATTTGCACCACGATGATCCCGATACGATCGCAGGATATGACGACGGGGACTTATCGAAAAGCCCTTCGGGACTTAAGGCTCAAAGAAGTAAGCCAAGTCCGATAGGCTTTGATTTGAGAAGCGACGCTGGTAGCCGTGAAGAGATAGCGGCAAATCGATTAAAAGCAAAGCTTGCTGAGTATCGATCTAACCCGATAAAGCAAAAGCCAGCCGCCCCACCTTTTGAGTGTCACCAGTGCAAGACAAAAGAGAAATTGATCGCTTGCTTTAATCTTGCCAATTTTAGCAAAGTAGCCGATCGCTACTTTTGCGAGAAGCACATAGAGGAATCAGGGTACTGTTACTGCGGCCGCTGGCACAGCGAATGCAATTGTCAGGATTTAATTTTGGAATTTTAGGAGGGAATTTATGAGTTTTGCCGTGGGAAATCGAGTTACTTGGCTGGATCCCGAAAGCCAAGAAGAAAAAAAAGGGGTAGTCAAGCAAGTCTTTAAAAATAGCTGCAAGTTAACCCTAAGTCCTTCTTTAGAAGTAGTTAAAGCCAATTTTGAGGATATGTCCTTAGTTTCTTTAGATAGCCACCCCGATCCTTCGGTCACGCTCAGGGTCAAAGAAGAAAATGCAGTTATTTATTTAAGCTTGTCTGAGATTCGCATCGATGGGGGGACTCAGCAGCGGGTCGCTTCAAGTCAACAGCATATTTTCTCGCTGGTGGACGCGCTGACCGAGGATGCCGAACTCGATCCGATCGCCGTTATGTTTGACGGGTGCGATCATTGGCTGGTAGATGGTTTCCATCGTTACTTTGCCTATAAATCTGATGGTCGGGAGATAATTCCCGCAATTGTCTCTCCCGGCACCCAAAGAGAAGCTATCTTTGCCTCGATCGCCGCTAATTCCGAGCATCGGGCATTGCCCCGCACAAGGGCTGATAAAAGAAAAGCGGTAGAAATTCTACTGCTTGATCCTGAATGGAGCCAATGGAGCGATCGAGAGATCGGCAAGCAGGCAAAAGTCGATCATAAAACGGTGGCGGCGATTCGTAAATGTCTTAATGATCCCTCCGTGGGGAATTCCCCACCGACAAACTCTAAAAAGTTTGTCAGCAGACATGGCACTGTAGGATTAATGCCAGTGCGTAGCTCTGAGCCTGAGCCAGAAAATCTTCCTCAATTGCCTAATGTAGGCGATCAAGTAATTGAAAAAAACGATTTGATGGAACTTAAAAAGTTAATCTTGTCAAATCGCAATAAATATTCAAAACTGTCTGAAATACCTACTTTCTCCAAATTGATTGGAAAAGTAACAAAAATAACGCCGTCAGAAAAAGGTTATTTTATTTCTGTGCTTTGGCAAACTGGCGAATCTACTACTTTGCCTATTAGTGAATTAGAATTAATCGATTTTTCTCATTTATATCCAGGCGATCAAATTGAATTAGCTGGCGTACAAGGTGAAATTATTTCAGTTAGTGACAATATAGCGGTTGCTGATTTTGATTCAGGGGAAATGATTGAAATTCCGTGTCTAAATTTAAAAAAATTAAATGTAGGCGATCAAGTTGTTTCTTCCTATTCCCCAAATTTGAAAGGCGAAATAGTTGACATTGAATTTGATACTGGATTGGCACAGGTCAAATGGGAAAGCACTGGCACTACCGGAGTAAGTCGTCTTGACGATTTGAAAAAGCCTGAGCCTGAAAAACCCAAAAAAGTATTTGATTTAGATCAGCATCTTCAAGATGCGATCGTTGCTTTTGTGTCAAACCTTGACGTTATGACTCCTCAACAGATCAGGGATGTTTTTGTCAATTCGTTGGAACGGTTGTCAGAAGAGCAAACTAAAGAAATCTTTCAAGCTTGTGTTGCACGGCTTGGAGAGTTTAAGCAAAAAGTAGCTGTAGCTTAGGAGAAAAAAATGGTAGCCCAAGTCACTCAATTGAATTCCCCCAAAACCTTCAATATGATCCCTCAATCAATCAAGCTTGATCGTGATGAAATCAGGCTATTAAAAGCCGTTAAACTAATCTCCCTAGAATTATATGTCCGATGGGCATTAATCCTTACCTACGGACAAAATACAGTTACCTTGTCTGAGAAACAAATGACTTATTTTTGCGAAGAGTGGAGTTTTCGTCTGGGCGATTTATTTGAGGGGTCTAAGGGTGAATTTTCCCTTACTCCAGAGGATGTTATGCTGGCAATTGCTAAACTATCCAAAAAAGAAAAAAGTGGCGTTACCTGCGCCATCCAACTCGAATTAAATTTAGGAGGCTCATGGACCGATTAATTCCAGAAAGCCAATTAAGAGAGGCAATTCGAGAAATTTTAGCGGAAATGTTAGGGGTTAATGGCGTTTCGGAGCGCCAGTTTTATCCCACTTCTCAAGCCACAAAAAAGCTTGGGTACGATCATCCCGATCAACTGTTGGGAGCTATTTCCTCTGGATTATTTAGAATCGGAAAAGAAGTTCAAGATCGCCGCAAACCTAACGCCCAAAAAGCTCGGTATTACTTTGATTTAAAAAAGTGCCGGGAGCGATTAGCCGAATTGCCAGAAAAAAAGAAATAAGCTAAAATGTTTTCATAATATGTTTTGATGATCCCCGGCCGCGTTGCAATCGCTCCGGGGTTGTTTTTTAGGTTTACTCGATCGCTGCATTTATTTCTTTGCGGATCACCTCCCGTAAGTAGGCAGAGATGCTCTGACCCTTTGATGCAAGTATTTTCCGGAACCGATCGGACTCCGATTCGCCGATTTTTGTCGAAAGGACTATAGAGCGGCGATCAATTTCTGGGATAAACGCTGTGACAAGGAAAGGCTGGGGCATAATTTTTCTTTGTTGCGGGCTGCTTAAAAGCTTACTCTCGAACTCAAACAAACAAAAAGGTCAACGCTAGTCGGTGGGGAATTCCCCACCGAGAGATTCTAAGGTACTGGGTAAACGATCACCAATGCGGGTAAGGCAAG